CCACCTCTTCCTCGACAATGTCATCAACCTCCAGCATCCTACCCGTCTGCTTGTTGAACAGCAGATAGCAAGCCGGTCCTGTCTCTCCGTTCCAGCGATTCTTCAACACCCGCAGCCGTGTTTTGTTGCGTTCCATCGGGTCATCAGCTTGACCATTGCGTTCAAGACCAATCACCATGTCGCTAAGCTGAGCAATGGCAGCGCTGCCACGAAGCTGAGACAGAGATGTTGCAGCCCCTTCTTCATGTCCCTTACCATCAGGGCGCTTGAGGTGAGAGACAACAAACAAGCTGATGGTGGTTTCTTCAACCAGCATACGAAGCTTCGTCATAATCTCATCAATGGCTTTGCGTTCGTCTCCATTCTCCTGACTACTGACAAGAATAGACAGATGGTCCAGGAAGATATATTTGCAATTGAGAGCCTTTGCCATGTATCGGACACGGTTGACAATGTTTTCAATGGCACCAGATCCAAAGTGTTGGAACAGGTAGAGACGTCCTGTGCCAAGGGTACGTTCAAAAGCATCCTTGCGTTCTTCTTCTGTGGCTTCTGTGTCAGGCAGGTGCAACGGCTTGTTAGCAGCCAGAGACATCAGAGACAAACCTGTCTTCCTAATACCTTCTTCCATAAACAGGAAGCCGAGGTTGTCATCAGTGTTGCACAGCACATGCCAAGCAATTTCACGCATCACCTGTGACTTACCCAAGCCACTGCCAGCAGTGATGGTGACCAGCTCACCAGTGCGGATGCCGTTGGTGAGTTCGTTCAACCCGTCCCAAGGGTAGAGACACTGTGCAGGCTCTGGCGGTGTAGACACCAAGTCCCACAGTGTTGTGCCAGCAATGATGCCATCGGGAATGTAGGGCTCAGCACTCCACCACCGATGAACAAACACGGCTTCTTTATTGGCGGCTGTGTAGTCGCAGGCGTCCTTCATGTCAGGATCGTGCTTGAACACCTTGGCCTTGTTGCCAAAGAGTTCTGCCACCTCCTTCGCTGCTTTTCTCCCAGGCTCATCATTGTCAAAGCAGATGACAATGGTTTCAAAGCTGTCTAGCCATTCGTAGGCTGCACGGCAATCCTTCAGAGCACCAGCAGCCCCGCTACGAATGCTGACGCAAGGCCACTTACTGCCGGTGGCTTGAAAAGCAGCCAAGGCATCAAACTCACCCTCGGTGACGGTGACATACTTACCACCCACTGTGTAGAGATGCTGACCAAACAGCGTAGCCTTTCCAAACTCTCCTTCAGTGTGGAACTTCTTCTCTGCAATGTTCCTCACCTTGGCGGCAACAAGAGCACCGTCCCTGTCGTGGTAAGGAAAGAAGTAGTCCCTGTCGCTCTTGACAACACCATAGCGCTCCATCGTAGCCCTGGTTAGCCTACGTTCTGAAACAGGAGCAGGCTCGTTGTCATCGAAATACTTTGAGACGTTGTTCACAGTTTTCCTTTTCCTTTGCGGTTCTGGCTCTTTGCCGTCACCTTTGTCGAAGGTATTGCAGGAGAAGCAGAAGCTGCTTCCGTCTGCGTTGATGCTTCGTGCGTCGCTGCTTCCGCATGCCGGGCACGAGACATGAGTTTTGATAAACGCCATACTTCTGTGCTAAGTTGATTAACTACCTTCAGAACTCCCACCATATCCTTTTTGTATTCCTCAAGACGCACATACTCGTCTTGTACTTTGTTAGAGACGTCAGAGGTTCTCTGCCTGCGTTCAGCAGCAATTTCAGCAGCCGTCTTTATGTTGCTTGATAGCATCCTTCAATCCTTTGATGATGTGTTCAGACATCTCCCAGCCTGTTCGATATTGCCACCACAACGGCGTGGTGACACCTGTCTTATCTAGCAGTTCTCTAGCCTGTGCAATGGCTTGTTTCTGTTCTTTGGTATAGCGTGTGGTGTAGTTGCTATCTTGTTTATCAACAGCCTTCGCTGCTTCCAGCACAGCCTGTTCCATTTCATAACGGAACATCTCCGCTGCTGCAACAAAGCCGGCAGTGTCTGGTGTGACATCGTAGTTGTAGCGCCTACCGCCATCGGTGTAGCAATATGTGAGACGAAATGTCCCGGGCTTCATCATGTCATAGTCATACCTTGTGCTGCTCCCTGCATTGAAAGCAGGTACATACTTACGTCCAACTTTTCTATACAACACTTCACCACTCATAGCAAAGCCTCCCCAACATCAGACACTGAAGCATACACAGATGTACGCACAGCAGGGTTGTGCTTCATCTCACCATCGCTGTCTTGGTAGTAGAGAAAAGGCCAGTCAGTTTTCCTCTTCGTAGGGGTAGAGGAGAGACTGAATGTCGGAGAGTTCTTTGTAGACTGCTCCATCAACATCCCCATATTTGAGCCTTGATCGAATGTGTCCACGGATTTCCTCACAGGTTGATTGATACTTGTGCCAGTTGAGCATTCCCCTGGCTTCCCATTCATCGTCACATTCAATTGACACTTTCATGCTCTGCTCTCCTGTTAAATCCAAAACGAGGTACATCAAGTTTGGTTTCCCCAATCAGTTGAGACGGGAACTGCCTTATCTCCTGCGCCTTGGTAGATCCCTTCAGCGTGTGAACAAAATACGGAGACACTGAGGCAACGCTGCGGTGTCCTGACAGCATCATCACCGTTAGCATGTCTGCTCCGTTCTCAATGGTCTCAGTGATGGCTGTTCGACGGAGATCACGAAGCTGAAGGTCTTTGGGAAGTTTAGCAGCCTCGGCAATCTTGTGGAAGATGTTGTTGATTGACAAGACATCGTAAGCCTTCCACTCAGCACCGACACGACGCATGCGTGGTGCCACCAGATGACGACAAGGGAAGTCCTTCCATTGCTGTTCCAACACAGAATGGAGACCATCGGAGATGGGAAGCTTCACCGTTGCTCCGCGTTTGCTTTGGGTGATGGTGACCATCCTATCCTTCAGATCAATCTGAGGCCACTTCAGCTTGAGGATGTCACTGACCCGTTGTCCCCATTCATACAAGCAGTAGAACAAGATACCGGCATTGCGCCATTCCCACCTGGAAAAGGCAGTGTTGAGGAAAGCCATGACATGCTTGCGTTCCCACATCACCTTCCGTCCCTTGCCCTTCTTTGTACGGACATGAGAGAACGGATTAAATGTGGAATAGCCGTGTCTAATACCCCAATTAAAGGCGATGCGGTAGTAGACAACGGTTTTGTGTGCCGATTCTAGAGAGCCCTCCTGCACAGCCTGTTCGTACAGACGTTGGCACATAGGCACAGACAACTGCTCCACCTTTGCATTGTGGAACTCAACACCACCAATGCGGCGATTAGCCCAGGACATAAGCCCTTGCTTGTAAGCCAGCTTAGTGACAGTGGCTAGGGTGGTGTAGTCGCTGCTTAGCATGTAGTTGGCAATGAGACTACCAACTCTGCCTTCCTTCTTTGTTCTCCTTGCTTCGTCTCTGGCCTTACGCCATTCCTCAATGCGTCCTGCTCCATGCTCTGCTGCCTTCAAGACCTCCTGTAAATCTTTACTCCATTTGCGCTTGACAACACCAGCCTGTACTGCTTTGTCGGGCGGGCTATAGTAGTAACCATCGCCGTCAGGGCGAACATATGACGGGAAATTCATTTTTGAATGAACACCTTTTCATGAAGATCAAGGTAGTTGGTTTGTCCGTGTTCGTTCTCACAGACAGCTTCTCCTAGCTCACAGCGTTTGAAGAGGAACACTTCGTCATACATGTCTTTGATGTATGACCCAGGCTTTGCCTGAGACAAAGGGATAGGCTTCTCAGAGAAAGACAGCGAGGAAAGCACAGGGTACTCCTATGAAGAAAAGGGTGACGGCGGTGTCATCGGTCATTTTATCTGCCTACCTATCTCTGCCGCAGCGCGGGTGATGGCGCGGCGCAGGGTGGCGGCCGGGTCGTCTCCAATGTTCTCAACGATGCCGGCGAAATTGTGCAGCGTCACTCTGCTGGGCTCGGCGCCGTTGCTGTGGCTGTTGTCGATGAAGCGCGGCTCAAGTCGCAGGCGCACCATCAGCCGCAGCGCATCGCCGTCGTCGGTGAGGGGGTTCCAGCGCAAGAAAGCGCCGTCGTCGTCGCTGCCGGTATACATCCCGTGCCAGCCATCTGATCTGCCGCCGGGCATAACCCAGCCCTTGCAATGAATCCCCGCCGCCTTAGCGGCCAGTTCAAGCAGTTCGCGGTCGTTGCTCATTCCTTGCTCCTTGCGCGGATAGCGGCAGCGATGCGCTGCGCTATACCCTCGATGCTGGCCTCAGCGTCGGCGATTTGGGCGCATTCCTCGCGTTCCACCTCCACCTCAAGCTCGATCTCGCGCTCGTAGCTGCGCTGTTGGTGGGCCAAGGTTTGCTGGTGCTCGGCGTATTTGGCATCGGCGACAAGGGCGGCGAAGCG